CCCGTTATCCTTGATCACTCGTTCATATTGCGCCCATAGTTTAGCCATATCAATTATCGAATCCCATTCGCAGTCCGTCGTTCCATAAGGCAAATCACAAAGGATCATATCAATCGATTTGCTGGGGATTGATGGCATGAGGTCAAGGCAATCGCCAAGGTGAATTTTGTTTTCTTCTAGCATTAATGACTCCTCATTGCTTTGATATGTGATTGCACAAGATCGATCTTCTTTTTGACCGTCAAAGAAGTGGATGGAATTGGCTTATCTGGCAGTATCTCACTATCACGCCAAAGCCAATTAATAACATCGTATCTGAGCGCGTCTAGTGGATCTTCCTTTCCGTCTTTCTTTGGCATCTCTTTGCCATCCCAAGCATAGGATAAGATTGCCTTTCTGAAAGAATTGCCTTGAGCTGATCCACCTTTATCCCATACATCTTTAGTGCATAGAATTCGCCTTTGATGGATGAGTCTTTTAACTCTTTGAACGCCGTTTAAGATGTCGGTTCGTATTGGATCAGTTGACCACCTAAAAGGCATACCGATGCCACCTTGCGCCGGTGGCTTAGCCAGCTCATGGAAGGCAGATAGAGCGGTGCGATCTGATCTAGCTGAGCCAGCCTTATCACCGGATGCACCATCAAGCAAGATACGGCTGGGGTAGTGTTTGGCCAGCTCTCTAGGTGCAGCGATCTTCAAGATCTCTTTAGCAAGATCTGACAATGTGATTTCTTGAGGATTGATTTCAGCGCAGATCACTTCAGCATTTAGAGACGGATCATGAGCCAAGATCAAGACTGAAGGCTTTCTAAAGCCGAAATCAACCACAATTCTTGCACTCATAGAAGGCTGGTATTGCCAATCGTCTATGATGTGGCTTAGTGTCCACTCACTGAAGACAACGCCTTGAGGTGGCTTTGGCTGATTTTCTACCATCGCAAGGCGTTCAGCTTCTGGCAGGTTCTTGACTGCTTCAAACCATGCTTCAGATAGATTGGTTTTGTTGACATGGCTTGAATAGAAAATTGGCGTGCATCCGGCTTTCTCTGCAAAGTCTACCCACCAAGCTCCCCAAACTGGAAGGCCAACCATAACCAGCTTCGGAGATGGACCAGATCGAAGACGGCCTAAAGTCTTCTGAGCAACTTCTTCGGATAGAGTTTGACATTCATCAATCAACGCAAGGCCTGAAGTGATGTTAAGGCCTTCCAGTGGATTATGTGTTGCGTCTCTTGTACCTGGTCTGAAATAAGATCTGCACCAAACGATATGACCATTTGGCGCCGTCCATTTTCCTTCTTGTTGGTGGTATATCCAACCATAAGGCACAAGCCACTTTTCAATTTCTGGACCTAAGACCGATCGATAGCGTGGCGCTGTGTCGGTGATCAAAAGAGATGATTTATTTGGATGGATGCTTGACCAGGTCCACAAGGCAAACACAAGCGCCGAAGTCTTGCCACTACCCCAACCGGCTCTAACTGCAATAAATGGATCATGAGAATAGATCAGCTTGTCAATCAGATCGATTTGTAAAGAATTTAGTTTGAGCTCAATATCAGTCTTCTTCATCGTCAATTTCTTCTGGCAATTCGTGATTTACTTGCACCACTTGAGCGTGTTTCTCTTTTTGCACCTGCTGAATAACATTGATGATCACCTTTGAGTCATCTGATTTTGTGTTCATGTCAATCGTTGCCTTCTCTCCGAATTCAGCCGGAAACTTGCGAGCGAGTAGCCATTGACTTGCACGCACATCACTTTCAGAATGCCTTTGAATATTCTGAAGGTGCTTGATCTTCAATGAGATTTCAGCTCGCTTGATGTCTGCCACCAAATCCGGATCGTTTTTCATCCATCCATTCCAAGTGCTATATGCGATCCCAACAAGAGATAAAGCGTCAGTTTGGGATAGGCCTTGAGAGATAAAATCAAGCACCTGCTCGGTTGAGATCAGCCTCTTTCTCTTTGCAACCTCTGACTTGTCTTCTGGCTTTTTTGTTAGTGCAGTACTATTTTTGCCGGCTTTAGAATCAACCATATCATTTTTAACGATTTTATCGGCTGTTGTGGATGGTTTACTTTTCGCCATGATCTAACTCCCTGATGATTTTAGTAGTGATCTTCTCAATAGCATCATCATCATCGATAGACAAAACTTGATCAAGATCAGACTTATTGAGACCGTCAAGCATAAGCTTTTCAGCTAACTTTGAAACTTTGATAGAGTGCCTATCACTGAAGGCATCTAGCAAACTGATGAGCTTAGTTGAGATATAGAGATTGAGAATTGATTTTCTATCTTTGATTTTCATAGAAAGATAATCTCACTTGCAAGGAGTTTGACATAAGTTTTCCCCTCGTGTTGGTTGATCTGGATCTTGCCGATAACGGTGATCTTATCCCCCTTCTTGAGTTGAGTTGAGACGAGATTGGCAAGTTGTCCCCAGACTTCGCAGTTAAACCAGGTAACTTGATCTTGATCTTTGTATCTCTCTGAATAGGCAACTGAAAAAGTAGCAAGATCTTTTTCACCGATCTTCTTGACTTGTGGATCACTGCCAGCGCGGCCGATAAGGTGCATTCTATTGAGCATTTTTTCTTACTCTCTTTGTAAAGTGGAGATTGTCCACCGCTGAAATATAAAGCGTTTCGTAAAATCGATTAGCCAGTTTGATCAATTCCTTTTCTGGATCTTGAGCGGCTAAGACCTGTTTGCAATATTTACGATTGCGAACGACCTTTAAAGAAATGGTCACCATTTTCTCAACAAGGTATCTCATTGAGATGGTTTTATTGTCTAGCATCAAATCAAAGTATTCGTTTGTATATTCATAGTCATCAATGCACACATCAAGGATAATATTTGATGTTGCTGAGCCGATGATAAAGCCAGTGTCTGAGCTTTGATAGGTGAAAGCACCTGCGTTCTTGACTAGACAAATAGCTTTAAAAAAGTTGTGCAAAGAGACGGAATCGCCTTTGAAAGCATCCATTGATACATGCAATTTGTAAACTGAAAATTCTCTCATTTTTTGGCCTTTAGTTGATCATAGATTTCTTTGATTTGCTTGATGCTTTCATCTGATTTCTGGCCGGATAGATCTTTAATTCTATTCTCAATCTCTTGATCAAAAATGAATTGTCTTTCAAGATCTTCACCATGTTTTTTGATCATATCTGAAAAGATGTCACTGATGCAGATCTTTAAAGCGGCCGCGATATCTGGCGCCTCGATCTTAAACATCGCGTCTACAACTCCCTCAAGGCTGATGAGACGGTTGATTAAAGAAGTATTCAACATAATTTTCTCCTGTTGTGTGTGTTATATAAACACATGAAACGCAATTATTATATAATAATATATAATATTTTTTTAAGGAGTATCATGAAAATAGAAGTGAACGATGGATTTGTTGAATTGATTGACCACATGGGGGATGACCTGGCAATCGTGAATGCCGCTCGCGTCTCTTATGCTGGAGAAAGTAAAGAATGGACCGGCAAAGATGAGAAACTTTTGCGATACCTTTGGGATCATCATCACTCATCCCCCTTTAGACATGGCAATCTCAAATTCAGAATTAAAGCGCCAATCTTTGTACTGAGGCAGTGGATGAAACATCAAGTTGGTTGTGCATGGAATGAGCAAAGCGCTCGCTATACCGAGATCAAAGAGAGTTTCTTTTATCCTGAGCATTTCAGACTACAAGACGCTAAAAACAAACAATCATCATGTGGCCACCTAGATGATGATCAAGATATGGATGCACTGGCCTTACTGAGTGAGACCTATACAATCGCCTATTGCAATTATCAAAAGCTGCTTGAGTTGGGGGTATGTAGGGAGCAGGCTAGAATCGTTCTTCCAGTTGGCACCTATAGCGAATGCATTTGGTCTGCTAGTACTCAAGCGGTGATGCATTTTTTAAAGTTGCGAATGGATCATCATTCTCAATTTGAGATGCAGGAATTTGCAAAAGCGGTGTATGATATAGCATCAACAATTTTCCCCAAGACAATGGAGCTGATCAATGCAATGCCTACGATGCCAGAATGAAATCAAATCGACTTTAGCCGGATCAAGTATCGAATACCACTACTGCAAAAAGTGTCGTGCTATCCTCGATCAAGATGCAATTGTGCTTTCCTTTGATGATGTGAATTATTGCTATGAGTGGGATGATATCACCAAGAGTGAGGATGAAGATGAATAACTATTTTGAGATATGTTGGTATGTCATGGGATTGATCTTTAATCCTAGCCAGTCTCTTCAAAGTGCCCGATGGGAGAAAATGATTTCTGCATCAATCCCTGCTAGGATGAGGCAGTGTGAAATGGTAGCCAAAGCCGCCGACAAGTTTGAAATCGATCCTTATTTGATGATTGCTTTAGCCTACCATGAAAGCCGGTTTGAAACTGGCTTGACTTCCTCAGCTGGTGCAAAGGGAGTGATGCAAGTCAAGCGTCAGTTTGTTGATTGTGCTGGATGTAGTGAAATTGAATATGGTATCAAGGCGTACTCGATTTGGCTTGCTCAAAGCAAAGGCGATGTCTGTCTTGCTTTAGGTAGATATACAGTAGGTAATAAAGGCAAGTGCGGGAAGAGATCTAAAGCAATTGTCAAACTTGCGTCTGATTTGGCTTGTCTTGCATCAAAAGAAGAGGATTGCTAT